CTGGAAGGATGAACTTTGGACACTTGTGTTTGTTGTTATCCTTATTGCTAATTTTATTCCTTCTCTACAAGAAACTATGGCACGAGGATTTGCCAACCTTGAGACTCCCCCCCTCTGGGTTCAATGGGGGATGTATGCGTCCATTGCCGCCTCGTTTGGAATAAGAACTATGAAAGGATTTGGAAAATGACATTTAAATTAAGTAGGCGCAGTCTTGATAGACTAGAAGGGATTGACGAGGGATTACAAGAAGTTGTGAAAATGGCTATCACGCTTACCAAAACCGATTTCGGAGTGGTGCAGGGTATGAGAACCCTCGAACAACAGAAGGAACTTGTAGCCAAGGGTGCATCGAAAACCCTAAAATCTAAACACCTTGAGGGGAAAGCTTTTGATATCATGGCGTTCGTAAACGGACGGGCATCTTGGGAGTTGAACTTGTACGATGATTTGGCTGACGCAATCAAGGAAGCAGCAATTACACTTGGTATTCCAATTTGTTGGGGCGCAGCTTGGGGGACTCCTCAAATGCCGTATCCAATGGATATACGAAAGTGGGAAGGCACAATGGAAGAGGCTATGAACGCTTACATAGACCTAAGACGTTCTCAATCACGACGTCCATTTATTGATGGGCCACATTTTGAACTTATAGATTAGGAGATAGCTAATGGAGCGTAAGTTTAGAAAGGTAGCCAAGGATAAAAAGTCTGGCTTGCCAAAGAAGTACGTTAGTGGCTCCAAGAACCCGGACAAAACTAGAAACGAAATCAAGAGGACAAGACGCTTGTATCTAATGGGCAAGCTGACCCCCGCAATGATGGATAGAATCTCAAAGCAAAGGAGCAAAACCTGATGGCTAAATTTGATAGTATTCCAGGAGCAAGTAGGTTTTCAAAGTCTACTCTAAATAAAGTGTACCGTCGTGGCTTGGGTGCATTTTATTCTAGTGGTAGTAGACCCGGTCAAAGCGCACACAGTTGGGCTATGGGCCGGGTCAAATCTTTCGTTAGTGGTAAGGGTGGTGCAAGAAAAGCTGACAAAGATTTATTGTCATAGAACTCGCAACCCTCGCTCAGTGTAAGGCAATACCTCAATGTAACCTCGTTGCTTTAGTCGGGTCATGATAGCCCAGCAAGCAGACTTGTGACGCTTGGGAAGTATCTGTCTACCGTCTATCTCACCCGCCGCTATCTCAGCCGTAGAGGGATAGACCCCGTAGGTTTTCTGGTAAGCAATTAAAAAGTCATAGACCTTTTTCTGCTTCGGGGTCATACCAAACTTCTCATCTTTCATTGTCTCTCTCCTCAATGCTCAAACCTTTATTGTATTGAATACGTTTCTCCTTGAGTTCCTTCGCCATATCTTCAGGAATTGTTTTAAATGTTTCCAAATTAGCTTGCTCAAGTTCTTTCATCTTGGTACGTTTCTGTGCCGGAGCAAGCTTTGAAGCCTTCACGACTTTCAAAAGCAAATCATTGTAAGCATCCATGTAATCTAACGGTTGTTGAAAAATGACAGGCTCCTTGTTGGGAACGCAAAGATAAAATTCTTCTGCGACTATGTCTTCTCCTTTCTCCGGCACGACACTCAAGCCCTCTAAAATTTTATCAAACTGTGAGGTCGGTGGCTCTTGCACAACTTCTGCTTCTTCAATCTTTGGTTGGGTCAAAGTTTCTATTGTTGGTGCGGCTACAGCTTCTTGAGTTGGGGTTACATCCTTCGGCTCTTCAATGTCCTGTGCTTCCTCACTTGTTATGATGCCTCGAAGAACGTCAGGGAAAGCGTCACGCAGTGCGTTGCCCCTCGCCCGGTGTTGTAACATTCTGTCCGGGTAAGCTTTCCATGTGGGTCTGTTTGATAGCCCGGCTTGCTCTGCTTGTTTCATTGAGAAGGTTCTTTTGACTTCTTCAATGCTACCGTCAGATAGTCTACGTTTAACTATGCAAGTAGCAACCCCACCCTCTTGAGTTTCTTCTACACCCATACAACGGTCATCAGCCCTCACCATAGCCAGTAGTGAATCTCCATAAACTGAGGGCTTGCCATTGATAACAGCGATGTTCTGAAGTGCTTGTAGCGGTGCTAGACCTAACTCCATACCCCATTGAATAGCAACTAGGCAGTTAGCTGGCTTCCCTTGGTAGTCTTTTGGTAGAAGTCCAGACTTACTAATTACCTCAGAAAATTTTATTGCCTCTTCCATTGTTTGGGGCTGCAAGGTTTTCCGGCTTGTTACTAAACTATTCATTGCTCGTTTCCTTTATTGCGAAAGACACAGAGTCATAGAACTCTCCCGTGCCTACCTGTGTTTTTCTTTCTCTGGGTTGTGACGCTGCTTTGATTTGAAAGCCGGGTATCTTGGCATACTCAACGTCAAGACTATCCAGGCACATTGTTATGTTGTCTTTGAGCTTATCCTTCTCAACCTTCGCCGCACGTTCTGCACCAGCCCACTTGAGATAGTCACTACAAAGCAAAGCCAAGTCCTGATTGGTTTTTTCTAGGTGCTTAGTTATGTCCTCATACTCAGGCTTTGCGTCTTCAGCTATCGGCGGGTACTCTCCGTCTTCTTTGACCAAAGTCCAGAACTCGGCATAACAATCAGCCATAATCTCAACCATCAGTCCATCCCATTCTACCGGGTACAGATGCAACCTTCCCTTCTGGCACATACAAGCAATGATTGCCCAAGACATTTCCGCACAAAACATTTGGTGCATGACCTGAATAATCCACTCTTGTTTAGGCTTGTCGTTGTGATAGAAGTCAGTCTTTATCTCGACAATGCCTTGCCCCACGAACGTCGCCTGACCACCATCATGCTTATCAAGTGTTATGGGTTCAGACAGTTCAATTATTCTGTCTATGCTACTGGCAATGCCTAGCCCTTCCTTTCGATACGCTTCAGTAGGTTCAAACATTATGGCGTCGCCGCCAGACAAACGCTCTATTTCTTCATTAGCCCAAGAAGCGACGCTAGGTTCTAAATGAGTACCACGACGTAAAGCACGTTCGTTACGCACTTCCTCTATAGTCTCTACCCCGGCACGGGCTAGCTTATGTTTGCGTAAAACGTCATGCCTAGTTTGGAAGCTAGTCTTATGTAAAACAATCGCACCCGCTTCGCTGCTACCTATCTCGTAGCCTGTTTTTGTAAATTTTGGCATGGCTCAATATCCTTGAGCCGCAGCACAGTTATCGTCGAGGGCGCAACCAAACATTAAAAACCAGTACATACTGTATGCAATCAGTATTAACAGCATAGTTTCTAAACAAACTGTGCTGTACAGTTTTACCTGTCTATTCTGTAAACCTGTTCGGGCTGTTAACACTAAGATAGTATATATTATGCGAAAAACTTCTATAGTTTCCCTCGCAAAGCTCCTTATTTTACTCATTGTCTACTCCTTTTCTACCCCCTGTATAACTGAAAGAGGGTTTTTTACAAACGTAAAACCTACCCTTTGGGGTCAAATTCTACGGGTTTTGGGTATTCCAACAGGTCTTCACGTTTAGCTATTTCGTCGTGTCCATTTTTATCTACCAACCCTTGATTGGTATATTCTAAATGTTCTGCGCCCCTGTCTCTTGGGTCGCTTGGCGTCATAGCTGCGAAACGCTGGTTCGCTGCTGTTAAGGTCATTTGAGCGTATAAACATTTGTCAGAATTTCTAAGCGTGTTAGAGTTCTTTATTCTTTTTAGCTCATCAACCAAAGCGGAGAGTTCATCAATGCTCTTAGTGAGATGGTCTATATGCCACATCTGTATGTCGAGCCTACGCTTAAAGCGCATTACGCCCTTACGGATGTTATACAACGTATAGTTAAAACCCTTACGTTTGTAGGCCGGGTATAACGTGCGTTTACTCATCGTTCACTCTCCTACCTCTGTGTGTATCACAATAAAATCAAAAAAAAATATCAAGCGGTTTAACATTTTTTGTTAAGTTACTTATATTTTTCTGCGGTTTCTGTATCAATCAAATATTGCAGCTCAACAATAGCACTGGCGGTCGTTCGTATCCCAATATTTTTGCAAGAGCGACGTATCCATGCAACGTAATTGTCGTATGTTTTTATAAGGTTATCGTTTGCTGTGAATGTACAGTCTACTCTTTTGTCAGATTGATGTTCAATAACCCATCCAGCACCCACGCATTCGTCAACCATAGTGTCTAAAGCATTGCGAGAAATGTTAAGTGACTTGATAAGTTCCTTAAATGAAATTGGCTCTGCGTCGTAAGCTGCCCTAACTACATACATTAAAAATCGTCGCCTCTTTGAGGATGACAATGAGTATTCTGCAATATCACGCTCCCATTTATTTTCTATAATCCGACCAGCTTCAGCGGTCGCAATTTCAAGTGTCAGATTTTTTCTATTATATTCTCTTTCTAATTTAACAAGTGCATCTGTAAAAGTTTGTAAGTTACTCTCTTGTTTCATTGATTTGCTCCTTTCATTCTCTTAATGTAATTGTTTACAGACGACGCATACCATTCTGTATTCTTTGCTAAATCTGGATTGCGGCGTTTGGATGGTGTAGGTACTTCCATCCTGTTTAACTGTCGTGCGATTGCTCGTAAGCTGTGACCTTGTGCCAACATATTTTGTATCAGAGGCCAAACATCTGACGCTCGTTCGTCAGCTAGTTCAGCTTGTTTAGCTCTACCGTTCACGGCTGCTTGGGCTACTGAGGGATGACCAAGCTTTTTAATTACTTTACCTGTTTTAGTGGTAAAGCTCCCCTTCTCTTTTATTTCAGCTTTGATACGGTTCATAGATGCTTGGGTTCTATCGCGTATCATTTGCCGTTCCATTTCGTAGACCCCAGCAAGCAATCCGATAGTCTTATGGTCTAGTGTTGGATTGTCCACGACAACTAGCTTGATTTTGCCAGTCTTTACCTCTTGGTCAAAGAAACGCATTGTCTCCCAGGTGCGGCGCGACATACGGCTAAGTGAGTACAGAACCATAGTAGCCCCAGTTTTGCGGCAATAATCAAAGCACTTGTGCAGTTCTTTACGGCTGTGCCAATCGCTTGCGGCACTCACGCCCTCCTCTTTGAACCATTTAACGGTATGGTCACCGCCATTGAGATAAGCTTTGATGCCGTGCATTTGGTTTTTAACATCTTGCTTATCTGTACTGACCCGAACGTAACAAGCGTACTTGCCTGTGTGTTCTACCCCGTGGTCAGGTCTAGTTTGAACTAATGTCATTGTATCCCCTTTCGAATATATATTATGCGAAAAACCAATATACGGTTACCTTTCGTTTATACATCGTTCACCTATGCATACGCATATCATGTGTATATCATCTGTACAAGTGGAAAATGTTAGGGTTGATTTGTACAGGTAATTTTTATGCAGAAATACAAAGCCAAAAAGGTTAAATTAGACGGTCATACCTTTGATAGTATGGCTGAAGCTAAACACTATTGGTTTGGAATAAAGCCACGGCTTGAGGCCGGGGAAATCCTAGACCTCAGACTTCAACCATCATTCAGATGCGAAATAAATGGGAAACTAATATGCAAGTATCTAGCAGACTTTCAATACACGGACACCAAAGAGATAGGACCACAGGGACAACTGGGTTGCACGGTGGTCGAGGACGTAAAGGGGTTCAAGACCCCAGTTTATCGGCTGAAGAAAAAACTGGTGGAAGCGATACACCTGGGAACAAAAATTATAGAAGTCTCACCGAAGCTGTATCAATCGAAAAAATACAACTTGCCATCTCACGCCATAGTAACATAGAGCCTGAAGTTCTTATTGGTAAAACCCGGCAAGGTGTTATCATTCCTTGGCGACAAATGTTGTACACCCTCGCCTACGAGCTAACAGGTCATGGCTTGCCAGAGATAGGTCGCCAACTAAACCGTGACCACACGACAATCCTTCACGGCATCAAGAAGTTCAACAAACTGTGTGAGCAAAACCCAATGGTTTATAAAATATATAAAAGTTTGCGTGATGAACTGTCCAGAATGTAGCAACACAAGAACCGTCGTGGTCAACAAGTCCAAACGTAACGGTAAGATGTTACGGCTCTACTCTTGCCCGTCTTGTAAAATCCGTTTCCAAACAAAAGAAATACTCCGAGCGCAGCCAGACGACGAAACAATAGAATTTAAACTCAAAGCTAATCGCAGAAAGTATGGGTAAACTATGACCAAAGTGTACAACCCGAATACCAACCCACCAGCTTATGAACACCGACCACGCTACGCGGATTGGAAAACCAAGAAAGCAGAAGGTGACTACTTTGAGCGTCGTGTACTGAGATATCTTAAAGATGAAGGGTACGAAGTCTTCAAGCCCAAAGAGAATACCTACGACCTACGTTTGAATATTGAGGTCCCCTTTTACGGCACATTAGCCCTAACAGGTGAGGTCAAGAACGACAAGCTAGCGGAATACTCAAAGAAGCTGGCACTGCAAACATACGACCACGGGCAACCGTCAGGCATACATCCAAAGGGTCCAAACCCAGACTTGTGGTTTCACGGCGTTGGTGACGAACTATTCATAATCAAAACGTCCATACTTCAAAGCCTGTGCGTCACCTACAGAACATCATGGGGCGCAGATACCATACAGATGGGTAACCCAGAATCCAAAGCCTCCGGGATACTCATGCCAATCTCCGTAGCTAGAAACGTAAAGGGTGGACGATGGGTAAAACTATAGCTTGCCCTCACTGCGACGGTGAAGGTGAATACTACGCAGAAGTACCAGTCATAGACTACCAACACGGCGGGTTCCTAGACGAAGTCATAGTCGAGTGTGAAGAGTGCGACGGTTACGGGGAAATAGAGCAAGAATAATGCTAAAGTCAGAACTCACACCAGACCCGGTACGCGACGCACCAGACGGTCACGGCGAAAACCAAAGCCCCGGCGCATACTCCGCACTTCCGGGCAGAGCCATAGTCGATGAACGCTTCTACCAATACCCCATGACAATGGTCGTACTCGCTCATTGCTGTGGTCACGTTAACTACCACACAGCCATATTCTGGGTAAACCAAAGCACCCTCGCCCGTCGAATGAACTGTACACAGCAAGCTATCTCTCAGCATATGCGTAAGCTCGTCCAATGGGGCTACATAGAAAAGATACGCAAGGAGGCTCCTATCAGAGCCTACGGACGTAAAGGAGCCGCTTGGAGAGTTATCTATGACCCAAGGGTATCACTAGACGAAGCACTCGCCACAATCCCTTCAGACGCAGCTACACCAGAGCAACAAGCAGAGGAGGCTAAGAAAACTATGGAACTCGCTACAACAGGACCAAAAGGTCAGAAGAAACGGTCAACAAAGCCTGTGGATAAGTCTACAACCCACAAGCCCCAGCTTGTAGATGATGATGACAAGTACAAGCCCCAGCTTGTGCATAGCCACAAGGTGCAGCTTGTTCATAAAGACTTACATAGAACTATAAATAAAGAGATAAAGGATATTGATTGCAAAAGATTATGTGAGCAATTCAGCGCGGAAATAATGAAAAGATATGGAAAAGGTTGGGTGTATGACTTGAGGCAGATGGAGTTGGCAAGGCAACTGTACGGACTTGGCTACACTGTCGATAGCTTTGGCAAGGATGCCGGGTATGTACTCGATTGGTTGGTAAAGAATAACAAGCAACACCCAGTATCGTTGCAGTATTTCATAGCCAGAAAGCAGAACAAGAAGGTAAACAAGACAGCAGAGGAGCATATAAAACATCTGACAAACAAGATGCGAATAAGGTAATTGTACAAATGGTAAAGGTTCGGATACAGTTTGTACAACCCATAAACAAAGGGGGGGGTATGCGTTGCAAAACAGGCACCTTATGCCCCCCCGCCCCCTGTCGCGTAGTATAGGGGTCACTCAAAAATATTTTGCTAAAAAACATGGAGAAGTAAATGGTCAAGATAATGGAGATTAAGCAGCCGAGGGCTGGCAAGGAAGGAAAGACGTACTGGCACAAGTTGGGTGTTAAGTTTCTTTGGGATGATGGGAACGAGAGTATTAAGTTAGATTCATTGCCGTTGCCTAATGAGAAGGGTGAAGTTTGGATGAATGTATTTGAGCAGAAGCCGCGAGAGGATGCGGGTGCGACGGGTACTTGGGATAAGCCTGAGGATACGGCTAACGATACGGACCCAGAGGATAAGCCTGATGAAATCCCGTTCTAACAGTCCGAAGGTTCCCCGGGTAACGCCGTTTGCTACTCGGGGGATAACGAAGCGGTTACGTGGTTCTAAGATAATTTATGAGCAGCGTGACGAGTTAGCGATGGATTTGCTGGGTTTGTATTCTGCGAAGGTTACGGATGTTGTGGATATTGTTCATCGTGAGGATGGTTCTACGAGTGTGGATTTGAAGGATGTGGGGGATATTCCTGAGAATGCTTTGAGGGCGATACGAAAGATTAAGGTGACCCCTACCCGGCATGGTGAGCAAGTTGAGGTTGAGATGATTGACAAGGTTAGGATAGGTCAGATGTTGGCGAAGTCTGCGGGGTTACTGGATAACGAGAAGGAGATTGATAAGCCGGGTGTGGTGAGCATTGAGATGGTTATGCCGAAGGAGGACGGTGATGAGAGTTAGAGAAAAATATGGTTATACAGTTTTTTTTAGGCATGATTATGACAATCAAAAGCTAAATGATTTGTTGGCAAGTGATGGCGTAAAATTACTGTTTCAAAACTTTTATGAATTTAATTGTTTAGGGTGCGGTAAAGAATTTTTAGCTCAAAATAAAGGCACTGGCACAAAGTATTGTAGCAGCAGTTGTAGAAACAAAGCTTCACGACAACGTTTAGTAGACAGGTTGGTTGAAGAAGAAATTGCAAGAAGAAAAAAAGAGGGGTTGCTATGAGTGAGCCTTTGAGCAGCATGAAGCTGGACTTTTCTTCGTCGCCTACGATAGCCAAGTTTTTCAAGAGCAAGGGTTTTGTCCGGGGGATTATGGGGCCTGTGGGCAGTGGTAAGAGTTACGCTTGCTGCGCGGAGATATGGCGTAGGGCTATTGAGCAGAAGCCTAGTCCGAGGGATGGGATAAAGTACACGAGGTTTGCGATTGTTCGGAATACCAACCCTATGTTGAGAACGACAACGTTAAAGACTTGGTTGGAGTTGATGCCTGAACATGTGTGGGGTCCTGTGAAGTATTCGCCGCCTATCACGCATCATATCAAGTTACCGCCTAGAGATGGGGCGGCTGGTATTGATTGTGAGGTTATATTCTTAGCTTTGGATGACCCGAAGGATGTTAGGAAGCTGTTGTCTTTGGAGTTGACGGGTGCGTGGGTCAATGAGTGCCGTGAGCTTCCCAAGGCTGTAGCGGACGGATTGACGCATAGGGTTGGACGTTTTCCGACGAAAGCTGACGGGGGTCCTTCCTGGCATGGGGTCATCATGGATACAAACCCTATGGATGATGACCATTGGTATTATCGCATTGCGGAGAAAGAACGGCCTAGAGGCAAGTATGCGTGGGATTTTTTTAAGCAGCCCGGCGGTGTGTTGGAAGTAGGCATTGATGAATTGCCTGACGAAATGCCGGAAGCTCAAGGGTTTATTCATCAAGCGGGGAGATGGTGGCGCACCAACCCCAAGGCTGAGAACATCAAGAACCTACCGACGGGATATTATGAGCAGCTTCTCGGCGGTAAGAACCTAGATTGGATTCAGTGCTATGCCGAGGGTAAGTATACGTTTGTTCAGGAAGGTAGACCCGTTTGGCCTGAGTACAATGATAGCCTTATGGCGGCTGACCTAGAGCCTGACCCGGAGTTGCCTGTTCATGTGGGCTTGGACTTTGGTTTGACCCCGGCGGCTATCTTTGCCCAGAAAATGAGAAACGGTAGATGGCATGTGTTGCATGAGCTTGTCACGTTTGACATGGGGCTAAATCGGTTTGCGGAAATGCTCAAAAGCGAGTTAGAAGCCCGGTTTCCTAGATATGAAACTCTGATATGGGGTGACCCTGCGGGTATGCAGCGTGACCAAATATTTGAGACTACAGCCTTTGATCATCTTAAAACTCTGGGGCTACTGGCTAGACCTACGGCAACGAACGAGTTTAGAACTCGGCGGGAAGCTTTGGCAATACCGATGGGTAGGCTCATAGATAGCAAGCCCGGGTTTTTGATTAGTCGAAAGTGCAATCGTTTACGCAAGGCTTTAGCGGGTGGGTATCACTTCAAGCGTGTTGCTATTGGAGCCGGACAAGAACGGTTTAGAGATACGCCCAACAAGAACGAACACAGCCACGTAGGCGATGCGGCGGGGTATTGTTTGTTAGGTTCTGAGCATAGAATTATGACCAAGGCCCCTACCCGTGGTCGAGTTGCGACAACACAAGCTAAAGTTTTAAGTTTTGATGTATTCGCTAACTGAGCTAAACCAGATGATGCCATTGGACTATCCCAGGCACAAGCTTGTTGATTGGTCACCCGCTCACTACCTCATGTGCGATTTAAACGAGTTTGACGTCAACCTTGCCAAGTATCACGATGATTATTTAGCTGTACTAAGTCAGTATGCTCATTCTGGGGTAGCTTATACCGGGATTGGTGAAGGTGTTGTTTATGCAATGTTCGGGGTTTACGAGTACTGGAAGGGCAGCGCAGAAGCTTGGCTTATTCCTAGCAAACACATAGGCCGCAAAACGATATCTTTTCACCGCACTGCTTTGTTGTTTTTTGAGCTTGCCGCCAAGCAAATGCAGATAAAACGTCTACAGTTCACCATTCATTCACACAACGTTCAGGCAGTCAAATGGGCTGAAAGATGTTACTTTGAATATGAGGGGACCATGCGGTGTTATGGTCCTGATGGCAATGACTATAAAATTTATTCGAGGTTATTCTAATGGGTGGTTTATTTAAAAAACCTAAAGCTCCAAAGCCAGACCCAAGGGTTGAGCAAAACTTACGGGAGCAAGAAATTCAAGCGGAACAAGAACGAATTGATAAAGGTAAGCGTATAGCTGCACAAGCTAAGTCTCGTGTTACTGGTGGAACTCGTCGATTGATGGCAGAGGGCGTAACGGCGGGTACTCAGGGCAGAAATACCACAGACTCATTGCAAACAACATTGGGGCGTAACCCAAGGTCAGGCTAATGAAAAAATATATTCGCAACCCAAGACATACGGAGGTGCATGATGTACGGGGCAAAAAAAGGCAAGAAGCCAATGAGCGGGAAGATGAACAGCAAGATGAACAACCTTCGAAAGAAAATGAAGACTAAGTATGGTAAAAAAGGCTCATCAAAATCCTGAAGGTGGTTTGAATGAAGAAGGTCGTAAGCACTTTAAAAGAACAGAAGGTGCGAACTTAAAACGACCTCTAAGAACAGGCACAAGTCCGAGACGGGTTTCATTTGCGGCAAGGTTTTCTGGCATGAAAGGGCCAATGAAAGACGAAAAAGGTCGACCCACAAGAAAAGCTTTAGCATTAAAACGTTGGGGTTTTGGCAGTGTAGAAGCTGCTAGAAATTTTGCGAGAAGGAATAGACAGGCATGAGTAGCTTGACTGATGGGCAGAAAAAAACGCTCAAAAAACATTCCAAGCATCATAGCGAACGCCATATGCGAAAGATGCGAAATCTTATGAAGGATGGCAAAACTTTTACTCAAGCTCATAAAGTCGCACAGAAAGAGGTAGGGAAATGAAAAAGCCATTTGATAAAAAGGCAATGAATAAAATGGTCGGCAAGAAAGCTGATAAAATTATGAAAGAAGGTAAAGCCAAAAATAAAAAACAAGCTTTTGCCATAGCTTACGCAACGCTTGGAAAAAAATCATAAAATGTTAGACGTAGAACAAATTAAAAAACGCTTTAAAAAAGCGGAAACTCACAAAGACCAATGGCGGTCTATCTATGAGGAAGCCTACGAGTATGCGCTTCCTATGCGTAACTTGTACGACGGTTACTATGAGGGCAATGTTCCTGGTCAAAATAAAATGAAACGGGTATTCGACAGCACTGCCATACATAGTACGGCCCGGTTTGCTAATCGGATACAATCCTCCCTTTTCCCGCCGCAAAGACCGTGGTGTAGATTAGAGCCGGGCCTTGAAATCCCTGAACAAAATAAAATTGAAGCACAGCAAGCGTTAGATTTTTATTCTGAAAAAATGTTTGGGATTATGGCGCAGTCTGGTTTTGACCTAGCTATTGGTGAGTTTTTGCTTGACCTTGCTGTCGGCACGGCGGTCATGCTGATACAGCCCGGAGATGAAATAACGCCCATACGTTATACGGCTGTACCGTCCTATCATATTTGTTTTGAGGAAGGGCCAAACGGCACGGTTGATACGGTGTACCGTAAGTTCAAGCGACCGTTTAACGTTATTCAGCGTGAATGGCCTGATGCAAATATTCCTGACCATATTATAAAAAAATATGAGGATGATGATACTAAACCTCTAGAAATGATAGAGGCTACCTACACAATAGATAATCAAATATTCTATTGCTTGGTTACAGCAGAAGAAGACTTCAAACTTGTGCATCGTGACCTCAAGTCTTTTCCTTGGGTTATCTCCCGATACATGAAAGCGAGTAACGAACGGTATGGTCGTGGCCCGGTGCTATACGCCCTACCTGACATTAAGACATTGAACAAAGTTGTTGAATTAACTCTTAAAAACGCCAGTATAAGTATTGGTGGAGTGTTTACCGCTGTTGATGATGGTGTCTTAAATCCCCAGACAATTAGCATCGTTCCCGGAGCGGTAATAGGCGTTAGCTCGAACGGAGGTCCTCGCGGTCCTTCTTTGCAACCTTTGCCTCGTTCGGGCGACGCCAACCTAACACAAATCGTTAGCAATGACTTGCGTATGAACATCAAGAAAACATTGCTAGACGAAAGCTTGCCGCCCGACAATATGTCCGCCAGAAGTGCGACTGAGATTGTTGAACGTATGAAAGAGCTATCGCAGAATTTGGGGTCAGCGTTCGGGCGGCTCATCAGCGAGACAATGTTTCCAATAGTTCGTCGCACACTAGAGCTTATGGATGAAATGGGTGAAATTGAATTACCGTTAAAAATCAATGGTCTTCAAGTCAAAGTTGTACCAGTGTCACCTTTGGCTATGGCAAACAATGCGGAAAAAATGAATGAGGTTATGCAGTTTATGCAGATATCTCAGATGATGGGGCCGCAAGGTCAGACGTTACTCAGAATGGATGCCGTAGGTGATTACATAGCTGACCAGTTAGGTATCCCGGCAAAGTTAAGAACGACGCCGCAAGAACGTCAGCAGATGCAAGAAGAGATGATGCAGATGGCACAGATGGTGGCGCAACAACAAGGCGTGTTGCCGCCTGAAGGTGAACAGGAACAAATGCAATGAGCCAGGCAGAGCGTATTCGCAGCATAAACTCACCGGGTTGGGATGGTGTAGACTCAAGCGTTACACACTTAGAACTGCCCAACACATCGACACAAAGAGATTTAGATATTCAGTTCAAACGATGTTTTGATACTGAAGCCGGGCAAAAGGTATTAGAAAACTTACGGGCAATAACTATCGAGCAACCCGCATGGATACCCGGCGCAGACCCTTCTTTTGGATACGCACGGGAAGGGCAAAATAGTTTAGTGCGTGAAATTGAACAGAGGATAAAACGAGCAAATGAGCGAGAGTGACAACCAAGAGGTCGAGGGAACAACCGAAGAAGTATCGGCTCCTGATGGCTTGATGGCCGCTACAGCTTTAGAACAAGAAAAAGCCGTAGAAGAAGGTGATACTATTGAGCATCGTGCAGATGCCGAAGTAGAGGACCAGCCCACAGAAGAAGAAACGTTTGAGCGTCCTGACTTCATACCTGAAAAATTTTGGGATGAAAAAGAAGGGCCTGACTTAGAAAAGATGATGAAGTCTTATGACGAGTTAGAAAAAAAGTTTTCACAAGGTCAGCACAAAGCACCAAAAGAATATAACACAGAAGTGTTGACGGAAGCTGGATATGAAGCTGATGACCCGCTTGTATCTACCTATTTAGATTGGGCGACTAAGTACGGGGTCAACCAAGCAGCATTTGACGAGCTTGCCTCTAGTATTACTAGTATGGCGGGTGAAGACATGGCGGCTGTTGAGTTAGACCTACAGCGTGAACGTGAGGCTCTTGGGCCTAATGCTGATGAAATATTAAAATCAAATATAAATTGGGCTGATGGTTTAGAGCGTAAAGGTATTATCTCTGAAGCAGAAAGGGCTGAGTTAAACATTTGGGGTGGCTCTGCTGTTGGTCAGCGTCTTATGCAAAAGGTACGCTCAATGACGGGTGATATGTCAAAAATACCAGTGGCAGATGTAGCAGATGCCGGAATGAGTGAAGACGATTTCAAACGCTCAGTGCAAAGCAAAATGAGTGACCCACGCTACGGAAATGACCCAGCGTTTACTAGGGCAGTAGAAAAGGAATTTGAGCAAAGATACGGATAATGCCTGTGGCGTTATACTTCGCCTGACTAGCCCTCGCTTCCTACTCCCAGCGGGGGCTTTTTTGTACAAACGCAATATGTGGGGTATAAAGTATTTACAAGCTACAGCTTGTAGTATATCCTCCTTATAACAGATAACCCTCTGGGCCTGTTTGGCGTGTAGAAATACACCGGGCGTGGACGTATCCACGAAGCCAAAGGCCGGAACTCCCGACAACCTATTACGGCGACAAATTTAACTGGTTCAATAATAGGAGCTATAAATTATGTCTACGAACCTATCTCCGGCGTTCGTCCAGCTATTTGAAGCGGAAGTACATCAAGCATACCAAGGTGCTGCTGTTCTCCGTGGGGCTGCACGTACACGCACAGGTGTGACGGGAGACACCGTAAAATTCCCGAAAGTTGGTAAAGGGTCAGCAACAGTTCGTGTACCACAAACTGATGTAACCCCAATTAATGCCGCATTTTCACAAGTATCCGTAAGCATGACTGACTACGTTGCTGCTGAATACAGTGACATTTTCAATCAACAAAAAGTTAACTTTGACGAGCGTCAAGAGTTGGCTCAAGTTGTTGGTAATGCTATTGGACGCCGTGAAGACCAAATCATCATTGATGCACTAAACGCCGCATCTGCTGGTTCTACAGTTGCTAAAACTGTGGTGACCTCTGGTTCGGCTGCTGCTTCAAACTTAAATGTTGGTAAAATATTAGCGGCAAAAAAAGCATTGGACGCGAAAAACGTTCCAGCAACAGACCGTCATTTTGTAATTCATGCAAATAACTTGTCTGGTTTGCTTGGTGATGAACGTGCAATTTCGAGTGATTTTCAGACGGTCCAAGCCTTAGTAAGCGGAAGCGTCAATTCTATGCTAGGCTTTCAATTCCATATTGTAGGTGACCGTGATGAAGGTGGCTTACCGTTGGCAACTGCTGATAGAACTTGTTTTGCTTTCCATCGTTCAGCACTTGGTGTTGGTGTTGGTATCGCTCCAAAGACAGAAATTCATTACATTGCTGAGAAAACGTCTTTCTTGGTAACTGCAATGCTCTCTATGGGTGCGGGTGCTATCGACACAGACGGCATCGTTGATGTGATTTGTGAAGAGTAAGGAGAGATATCATGGCATTTTCAAGCACAGGTTTTTCCGCTTTAGGTGGTCAAAGCATGAGAGGTACGGTTCCCGCACTCTATTGCTATACCACTACGGACGCACATACAGTTGTTGATGGCTCCGGCTACTTCAACGATTTGTCAGACACACTAGTTGTTGGCGATATGATTATCGTCCACGGTGCAACTGGTGGCACAAGAACGATTACAATGCACGTTGTAGTCAGTAACGCTTCTGGCGTTGTTGATATGTCAGACGGCACTGTAATCGCTGTGGTGACTGACGGCGACTAATTTGGTTGGGGGCGGTTACGCCCCCACCCCTAACTCAAGGAGACACTTATGGCGTCTGGCGATACTAACGTAGGTATATGCAACAAAGCCCTTATTTTCCTTGGGGCTAATTCTATTACTAGTTTTACAGATGGTACTGCGGCGGCAAATGCTTGTAACGCTATCTATGACGAAGTAAAGCTTTCAACTCTGGCAATGTATTCTTGGTCGTTTACTGTGGCTAAGTCTACTTTAACGAGACAAGTTACTACACCTACCTCTGAGTGGACTTATCAATTTACACTTCCTTCTGATATGCTTACGGGCGTTCCAAGAGCAGTTCGAGCTAGCACTACTGCTGGGTCTCCTCTTATAACAAATTGGGAGATTGGGCAGTCTAGCACGGGTGGCGCGGTTTTGTTTTCAGACGAAACATCCATTACAATAGATTACCAAAAGTCCATCGGTGAAGGTAATATGCCGACGTACTTTGTAACACTCCTGGCTTATCAGCTTGCGTGGCATTTAGCTGAAACAATTACGGATCAATCTGCTAAAGCTGACTTGTGGAGAGGAATAGCTTTAGGCTCTCCAGCCGAGGGTATGCGTGGTGGTTATTTTCGTCAGGCTGTGAGCATTGATAGTGCGGGTCAAACACCTCAAGTTATTAGTGATTATATGCTGACGGAGCTTCGCGGTTGAGTTCATTCCAAGCATATCAAGCAAGCTTCACAGGCGGGGAAATGGACCCGTTGTTGCGTGGTCGCACTGACTTGCAGCAATATTATTCAAGTGTGGCTATAGCTGATAATGTGCTTTTTGAACCTCAAGGGGGATTTTCTAGACGCCCCGGTCTTAGATTTTTACTAGATATAACTGCTGATAATCCAGCTTCAGGTGTTTTGCTTATACCTTTTGAATTTAGCACGACACAAAATTTTATGATTGTTGCAAGCGTTTATGCGTCAACGACAATTAGATTTAGATTTTTTGCAGATCAGGTTTTGCTTACAAACATCAACGGCTCTGGAAATAGCTATTTAGATTTCAATGTTGGTACGCTGTTCGGCGGCGGTTCAATAGATATGGATAAAACATATTTTACTCAATCTGCTGATACGTTGATTATAGTAAACGAGAACTTTGAACCTTTCAAAGTTTTAAGGGGTGCTAACAATACGACTTGGACAGCTTCAACTCTAAGCTTAACAAAACCCAAATCAGGTTTTACTCTAAGCACTTCAAACCCTGCTGGAACAATTACGGCGTCTGCGGTTACTGGTGCCATAACAATAACAGCAAGCTCAAGTGTATTTACCTCTTCTCATGTTGATCAGTTCATAAATGTTTTGAATGGTTTTGGTCGAGCTAGAATAACAAAACACAACTCAGGAACTGTTGTTGAAGCTGTTACGGAAATACCCTTTTTTGGCACATCTGCTATAGCTAATGGAGATTGGGAGCTAGAAACGGGTTATGAAGATGCTTTTAGCTCAACAAGAGGCCACCCAAGAACGTGTAGCTTTCATGAGGGGCGTTTGTACTTTGGTGGCTCTGCCTCTGAACCCTCTACTTTATTTGGCTCAAAGGTTGGCGATTTTTTTAACTTTAAACCCGCCGAGGGTTTAGACGATGACGCTATTAAGGTTACGCTTACAACTGATAGTGTGAACGCAATAACAGCCTTACGTTCTGGGCGTGACTTGCAAATCTTTACGTCTGGTGCAGAGTTTTTTATTCCACAAGCTGACCTAGACCCAATTACACCATCAAACATAACGGTAAAGTCGGCAACTCGTAGAGGTTCTAAGTTTGGTATTAGGCCGCAAGCTGCTGAAGGCGGTACCTTATTTATTCAACGTCAGGGCAAAGCTCTGCGCGAAATGCTATTTAGTGACGTAGAATTAAGCTATGTAGCTAACAATGTGTCGCTGCTTAACTCGCACCTTCTCCTAGACCCTCAACGCATGGCTCTCAGAAATGCCACAGATACGACTGAGGGTGACTTGTTAATGATTGTAAACGGTACAACGACAACGGGTTATAGAGCGGCGTCTATTGGGCTTGCGGGTACAATTACAGCTTACATGTTAAACAGAGCGCAACAGATTGTTGCCCCTGCTGTTTGGACAACCGACGGTGTTTTTTGTGATATAGGTGTGGACCTTGACACAATCTACACAGTTGTAAAAAGAACGATAGGCGGTGCTACAAAATACTATCTGGAAGTATTTGACGATGACAGAACAACAGACTCAGCACTTCAGTATTTTTCAGGTGCAACAAGTCCAGACCAATCTTTGCCGGGTAGCACTACGGCTGGAAGTCTTTCACATTTAGAGGGTAAAACTGTTAAGGTCATTCGGGATGATATAGTTGACCCTGACCGAACAGTTAGCTCTGGAAACGTAACACTAGCCGCAACTGCTAGTTCATATGTTGAAGTTGGTTTAAATTTTAGTGTTGAGGTAACCACACAACCTGTAGAGCTACGGTTACCAACAGGCTCCATGCAATCAACTCTTCGACGTATTCTAGAAGTTAGCCCGGTTATGTATCAAACCCAAAACCTGACCGTAGCAGGGCAAGAAGTGCCAACACAAGAAACTGTGTCTGGATCAGGTGGAGCGGTAGCGTTTACGGGCATAAAAACTTTAGAGGGGTTAACTGGGTATTCATTAGGTGGACAGGTTACAATTTCTCAAGACCAACCTCTTTTTATGACGGTTTTAAGTTTAGATTATAAAGTGAGTACAGGACAATGACGGCACCCTTATTTCAATTAGTTGGAGCGGCATTGAGCGGCTTGGCACAAGTTAGAGCAGCCCAAGCACAGCAAGTACAATATGAAATGAAAGCTCGTAATGAGGTTATTCAAGCTCGGACTGATGCGGTTAATTATAAAAAAGAAGGCAACGAGCGTATGCAAGAACTGCTTGTAGCAATGTCTAGTTCTGTTGCTCGTAGTGCTGCGGGTGGTCTTGACCCCTATGGCGCAATGGAAACGAAAGACTTGATAAATCTTAACTCGATGAAAATGGCTGGTATGGATTTAAGAAGCCTTAACTTAAATGCTGAAAGTGCAATCTTACGAGGTGAGGCTAACGCCCAACAAGCACGAATGGCTGGTGATGCTGCGGTGAGGTATGCCAAAGTTGCAGCTTTTTCTAACTTTGCAACAACAACGGCTGATGTCATGGCAAGCGGTCAACCTATTTTACCTAAGAGGGCATAGATGGCAGAGAGCGTACGATATCAAGGACGCCGGGTAGCACTTAGAATACCTGATGCACAAGCGTTTGAGGCTCAAGCCATAGAGCGTGGCATGGGTCAGCTTCAGCGGTCTCTTAACCGTATGACTAGCTTCTTTGCAGAACAAAGCCGAGTTCAAGCAAAGATAAAGGGTGAAGAGTACGGAGCGGCTAATGCCCCTACCCTTGAGCAAATACAAGCAGCTAAAGAAACGGGTGAAGAACTTAAATTGCCCGGTAATAACAATACATTATATGGTCGAGCGGCACGACAGGCGGCGGCAACGGTTGTGTCTTCTGAGTTAGAGCTTGCGGCGCATCAAGAAATGAACGCTGCTATATTAGACTTTAAAACTAGAGAAGCTAACCCGGCTGGCCTACAAGATAAGCTAGACGCAATCATATTAGGATATTCTTCTACGTTTGAGGAAACTGTTCCTTCTATGGCTAGAAGCATGAAGGCTAAGTTATCTCTTAATGCTCAAACTAAGTATGCAAACTATCACAGCGCATATATTACAAACCAACAAGAAAAATCTAGAGCATCTTGGATAGCAAACAGTAGTCTAGAATTTGATAATTTACCTAACCTTTTTAGAGTTGGCATTGTTGAAAAAGACCAAAAAGGGAATGAGATAACAAGACCAGTCAAACCTGAAGACATTGCTCTTTTTAAATTTAATAAATTAAACGAAATGAAAAATCTTAATTTTTCTGAAGGGCAAATTAACTCTTGGTCAACTGGTTTTGATGCACAAGTATTAGCGTCGGCTAAATCAAATTTATCAGATACTGTTTTAAAATCTTCAAAGGCTCCTCAAATTATAAAACAAATACAAGCAAGCAAGATTGAGGCTTTGCCAGAAAATATAAAAGTTCCGATACAAATACTGCAAAATGGTGATGTTTCTCTTAACGATATAGCTAGAGAGTTACGAACTGGTCTATCTGAGCAAATAAATTTTGAAAATAAACTTGAGGAAAATCAAAATAAAAACACTGAGGACAATGAGCAAATTTTTACAAATCGCGCTAAAAAAGCTATTATGATTGGAGATACAGGAGAATTTCAACAAGCTATTCAATCACTTAGTCAAACGAACGAAGCGGCGGCTCTTGAGTTAGAAAGAGAATTTCTTGAGGCTGGTATGCGTCGCACAATAAGTGAGCCAAGGGCGCAAAACTTTCTAATTGATAAGGGCGACAATATTACGATTGACGACGTTGTTTCTGTAGCAAATTTGTTGAGCAATGAAGACCGAGTAAAATTTTCTAATAAAGCAGATGAAGTTCAAAACAAAGAAACTAAAGAAGCTATTAGTATTATGCGTGGGCGTTTTTTATTGCCTCCAGGTTACGAGCCAGCATCTAGCAAAGACCCTAATTTTAAAAAGGCAACGGCGTTTGCTAGGCTTGTAGGTCGATTAACGGACAAAGTTCAAGATGCAAGAAGACAGGGTAAAGATATAGATGCAACGGCTGAAGTAAATTTACTAATTGCTGAAATGGGTCAAGAATTTGATAACGTTATAAACGAAATTGTTAAAAAATCTGCGGTAGATGTTTTAGAAAAATATATCCCGACTACAGAACAGGATTTAAGTGAACTTTCTTCTGGTTTGTCTTATTTAAAAGAACTGAGGTCAAAGGTTGTTAGTGATGGTAGAGAAGCTTATCCAATACTTTTGCGTCGTGGTGGTTTGACACAAGCAGATATTATCAAAAAATTAAACAGAGAAATTAAAGCTATTGAAAAGGCTATAGGTGGATGAATCTATTAGAAGCTAGAAGACAATCGCACGACATACGAAATGCTGTAACGTACGACATAAGATTTGGTAATGACGGCGTTGTCTTAGAGCCTGACAATACTTTTGCTAACATGATGGGCGGCATGACTACACCTGAACAAACTGGTGAAGACTTGTTTGGTTTCACTGGTGCAGACGTTGTAGATACAGCTAAAGCTGCTGGTCGTGCGGTTGCCGGAGGCGTACAAGATACGGCCTTGGGTGTTGTTGATTTAGCTGATGACATAGTAAATTTTTTAAATACAAACATAGAACCTACCTTAAATTTTAAAAGAAGACCTGAAGGTTATCAGCCACCTGAAGGCGAAGTTAATATGAAAGAATTATTAGATGCTGGGCTTCAAGAGCTTGGTGTAAAGGTTCCTCAAGGAGATAGCCCGGTTGAGGCTTTGTCTAGAAGCTTAGTGCAGTTTGGTGCTGGTATGGCTGTTGCGCCTATCCGTGGCGTTGGGTTTGCTAACACAATGTTGCGTGGGGGTTTTGCTGACGCATTGTTTGACCCAGAAGAAGGTAACCTTTCTACGCTTTTAAAAGAGTTTGGTTTAGATAATGCAGTTCTTGATTTCTTAGATAGTAAAGTTGATGAGGAAGCTTCTGCTGAAGAGCGATTAACCGCGAGAATGAAACAAGCTTTAGAGGGTACTGGGATTGCGTTACCTATAGACCTTATTGTTGATGGTTTTAAAGCTGTGCGTTCTGACGAAGGTGCTACTAAAATAATCCGTAATAAACTGTCAACTGTTAAAGAAAGACTAACGCAGCCCGGTGATATGCCTACGGTTGGTAGCACTGGTGGAAATATAGGCGTTGATACTTCTTACAGAATGCAGCATCAGCCCAATGAAGAAGGTGCGCCACTTTTTGACATGACAGGAGGTGGATTTTTTCCTGATGACATATATTCATCTAATGGTTTAAGGTTTTACGGAAACCCAAAGAATGAATTTGATAGAGAAAGCTATGAAATAATACAAAAGGTAAGAGGCAACCCAGAAGCAGAAGTTACTATCTATAGAGCAGTTCCAAACGAAGATAGCATATCTACTATTAACCCCGGTGATTTTGTAACAATAAGCAAAAAATATGCAGAATTACATGGGGAAAGTGGTTATGGAAAAGATGGAACTGACAAAGGTAAAATTTTAAGCATTAAAGTAAAAGCAAAAGATTTAAGGTCTGAAGGTAACGACTTAAATGAATTTGGTTATTTTCCAAAAAGTGTACAAAAACCAGACGATATTAAGGAGCCTAACTAATGGCAAGCGGTTTAGCACAAGGCTTAAAAGCATTTTTTAAAAAGCAAATAGACGATGCTGAAAGTCGGTCTTACGGGGGTCTTACTCCGACTGAAGATATAACCCCTGGCCCCGGTGGTTCATTGATTATAAAGGGTATGGATGACTCTGATGTTGAAGCTCTTAACGCCACACTAGAAGCTGGTGGTTTTCAAGGTGGTTTAGACCTTGGACGTATTGGTGAAATGTTTAAAGGCAATGCAGATGATTTTAATCTAGAAACAGTTCTTACTAATATTAAAAACAAGAACAAAGAATTGTTTAAGCACTTACGCCGTGACAAAAAAAGTATGGAACAACTTTTAAACAAGTCTGGTTTTGAAGAAGCTGCTTATAAATTGTTACAAAGAAAACCGGGTGAAGTGTTGCCGCCAGATGACGTCCTTACTGGTATAGTTGCATTTATTAAACTTGGTAAAGAATTACAGCATACAGCCTTAAAAGCTAGAAATAGCACTGACCTTGATGTTCGTAAGGCAGAGTTTAAAAAACTTCAGATAATGGCAACTATTCAATCGAATTTAGCGGCGCAAGTCTCTGGCAATGTTTCTGAGTTTGCTAGAGGTATGGCTGTAGTAAGAAATGTAAAATCTATAAAAGATTTAAATTTGGACGAAATCTCACAGAGTTTAGACCAGTGGGCTAACGAAGCTGACGAAGGAATGATTGATTACCACCTTGAAGCTTTTCTTCAAATGAATAGCCCATTGGCTAGAGCCAAGTATGCCAAGCAAGGTTTCTTAGCAAAAACTTATGATGTTGCTATGGAAAACTATATTAACGCCCTACTAAGCTCACCAACAACGCATATTGTCAACATGGCGGGTAATACAAGTTTTCAGTTTCTTTCTCTAGCAGAGCGTGGCCTTGCTGGAACGATAGGTAATGTTAGAACACTTGGCGGTTTGCGTGGTGAGATTGGTGACCAAAGATATGTGGGCGAAGCAGCCGCTGAGTTGCATGGCATGATAATGGCTCAGAAAGATGCTTTTACACTTATGGCTAATACCTTTATTACGGGTGAAGGCGGTGACCTTGTTTCTAAAATTGATTTGAAAAACAGACGGGCTTTAGGTAGTTCTGATAATGTGACAGACGTTTATGAAGCGATGGCACAAGGGGACTTTTTCAAAGCAGCTATTGATAGTCTAGGTATTGCCACAAGAATACCGGGTCGTTTTTTAGCGTCTGAGGATGAATATTTCAAAGTTATTTCTATGCGGCGTGTGCTTTACCGAGAAGCTCACCGAGAGTCACAGATAGCTTATACAATGGCAAGAAGAAGCGGTATTGATAGAGCAACCGCTAAACAAATGGCGCAAGATAAATACGTCAATGTTATGATGAACCCTGAAGACTATAAAGAAATGATGATATCTGAAGCTCGTAAAATGACGTTTCAAGGAACGCCAGAAGGTTTTTTTGGATTTGTAGCCAGAGGTGTAAACAGTCCATTTTTAAAACCAGTTGTTCCTTTTGTTAACACGCCAACTAATATCGTAAAAGAAGCATTTGACAGAAGCTTAAATATTTATCCTGTGTACAAAGCAATAAAACAAACCAACTTGCCCGGAACACAACTGATGCCCTTGTTGCCCGGTGACAGCGCAGAAATAACAGGCAAACAATTAGACGACGCATTAGCTAAACTAGCTCTAGGAAATACTATTGCTATGACTATGTTTGGTATAGCTAAAGGAGACTATGGTGATGAAATTGTCATAAACGGAAGTGGTCCTGAAAATTTTAGTACAAACATGAATGTTATGGCAGCGGCTAATGTGCCGCCCTATTCTTACGGAATAAAACAAGAAGACGGGTCGTATGAATATACAACTTTTAGCCGTTTAGACCCACTTTCTGCCTTATTAATTATGGGCGCAGATTTGGCTCAATATTCTAAGTATCACGAAGAAGACATTTCTTTATTAGACCCTTCAGATTATGATACCTTAGTAAAACATTATGTTTTAGCTGTTTCTGATTACGCAACCAATATGCCGTTCTTACAAGGCGTTGCTGAGTTTCAGGCTGCGGCGGGTGGGCAATATCAAACAAAAGAAGATTTTATAAAGCGGATGGCTAAATGGACAGGTCAAACAGTAGGAAGTGTTGGCACTAATGTTGTTGGAAATATTGACCGAGCGATGTTTGGATTGCCAAGTTATGGAGTTGAAACAATAAGTGGCGGTAAATATAAACTTATTAGTCAAACATCTTTAAGCGCATTGATGGAAAGGATGCACAATCCGCTTGCTAGCAACACAATGTTGGGAGAAGGTATAGACCCCCTAACTGGTGAACTGATGACTGAAGTGCCAGCGTTTCTTCAAGGTTTTTACATTGCAATGAATAAAGCAAAATCTAGAAACCCATACAGAAGTGGTGATTTGCCTGTTGGTTTAAATTTTTGGGGCAACGCTAGAACACAAGGTAAAGGAACTCTTGGTGAATCTCTCAGCCCGTTCAGAGTGCAACAAGGTGGTTATAGTGAATTAGACAGAGAACTTATTAGATTGAGTGAAACAGGTGCTGGCTCTATAAGTTTTCATAGTCAAAGAATACAATCAGTATTGCTTAACTCTTCTGAGTTTAATCAGTTTATACGTCTTGTAAATGATGTTGATAGTGAGGGGCGTGTTCTAGGTGAGCTTGGGTTTGAGCCAGAGGATACATTGTTAAACGCTTTACAAAATGAAATAACTAATCCTGACTCTGACTATCTTCTTCTACCTACCGATGAAGACAGGTTTAACGCTTTAAATTCTATTATTACAATTCGCCGCCAAGAAGCTAGAAAAAGATTAATTTTAGAAACTGAGTCTCTTCAACATTTAAATACAGATAATAATGATATGGTGACACAATGATGTTAATAGTGTACAATTCGAAAAGGAGGGCTTTACCAAATGGCTACCTTTAGTGTTTTAGACCAACTAAGAAGAACTCAGGGAACTGGTGACGGTTCTAATACTGAGTTTAGTTTTAGTTTTCAGGTCAACAATACATCAGATATAAAAGTTCATGTAGGCACTACGCTCCAAACAGAAAGTACCCACTATGATATAGTGGACTCTTCAAATGCGGCTGGTCTGAACGCAGACGGTACGGGTAAAGTTAAATTTAAAACTAGCCCTACTGACTACACCCCGGCTAATGGTGCTACTGTTACTATTCATTCAGATGTACCTTTAGCTCGGACGTCTGTCTATAACTCGGGTGGCAACATCACAGCTACAGCTTTAGAAAGTGATTTCGACACAATCACTATGCAAGTAGCTGACAGAGAGGAGCGTGACGCTAGAGCGTTGACTGCTCCTATCACTGACCCGGTTACTGTAGATATGAGTATACCCGCAAAGTCTGCACGATTAGGGTATGTATTGGGTTTTGATGATAGTACGGGTAACCCTATTCTCGGCCCTAAAATAAGTAACTTTAGTACGCTTACTTCTATATCTGCGGATATTGCGACACTTGCCGATATAGAAGACGGTACAGTAGCGACAACGGCAATCTCTAGATTAGCTGCTGTTGATACTGACATAGATGCGTTGGCAGCAATTAAACAAGAAATCATAGATTGTGCGGCTGGTTTAATTCACACCACCCCAATTAGTCGTGGCGGTACTGGTGCGACTACAGCCGCACAAGCAAAAATTAACTTAGGAATAACGGATGGAATTACACTTCAAGAAGCTTCAGACGAAGCTCTCGCTCTGGCGATTGCTCTTGGCTGATCAATGGTAACACAGCTCAAAATAGGAGATAATTATGGCTGATGATGCAGTAGTAACAGTCTCGGCAACGGTGTTGCCAGACGAAATACAAAAGACGTTCTCGTCCTCAATGACAGTAAGTCCAGCAGACGGTAACGACAAATGGTACTATAAACTAACAAGCGTAAGTAACGCTAGCACAGACCTTATGGCTGGCTATTACACTGACTATACGGCTGTGGACGATGACACAGCACCAACTGCGATTGACGCAGCAGATAAGGTAAAGTTTTTATACGTAAAGAATACTGACTCTGCTGAAAGCGTATACATAGTTTTGGATGGCGGTACTGCTGGCCCTACCACAGCAGACGGTATTCACTTAGGTCCATCAGAGTCTTTGGCATTGCGAGTACCAAATGCAACTGTAGCTGATGTACATGCAATCAGTTCTGCTAGCACAGTAACTTGCATAGTGTGCGCTTTACTTGACGATGTAGCGTAAGGATAGGTTATGGCTAATACATTTAAAAACCATACTAAAGCTTCTATAGGAACAACTGGTCAAAGTATCTATACAGTTCCAAGTGGCACTACGTCTGTTATGATTGGCCTTAA